GACCACGTAACACCAGTCGTAGTTCTTCTTAGAACTTGATCTGGTAATCCAGTGTCGCCACCAGCGACGATTGATCCATCAACGTATAGATTCTTATTGGCGGGGATTCTTAGACCTTCTACCGCAAGAGTAGGTCCAGAATTTCCCCAGTCAATAAGTTCGTCTACTCTTATTCTAGACATTATTTGTTTATATCTGCATCAAAGATATTTAGTCTTCAGCAGGTGGTACATAACCAGCGTAAGAATCTCTTTTTGAAATTGCCCAAGCAACTTGCTTTTTAAAATATCTAAATTTTAATTTGAGAAACTCTGTTGCATTTGCTGGTGGTTCTCTCCATTCTGTTATGTCCATTGGTGTCGCAGTGGTTGCTGGTAAATTTCTCAACCATACTCTCCACGACTCCCATCCAGTACCATCAAGATTAGGAAGAAGAGAATAACAATCACTCAAGTGAAGAAGTTCATCTCTTTTTTCTCTAGGTAGACCACTGATGTCCCATCCTTCCCATTGATGATATAGTTTATAGTCTGCTTGATATTGAGCATACTGTCTTGCTGCTTCATCTTGTGCTACAGCAGCCTCGCATTTAGTTCTTGCCCATTCATACCAGTAACTAGCTTGTTCAGCAGTTAACTGCTGAGGAAGACCCTGTGTTTCAGGATCAATGTGATCATAGTATTCAATATTATTATAATTAGGTAGATGTTCATCATCATATTGATATGCCCAAGTGTTTGGGGGAACACCTTCTACTGAAGTAAGATCAATTTCTCCTATTGATATCCCATTGCAAGAGATACATCCTTCATTAGAAGAAGCGCCAAAAAGAATAGAGAATTTCATGATCCGCCTAACATTCCTTTGTTATTTATTGCCGCATTAATAATAGCAGGGACAATTTTTTGTGCCTCTAACAAGTTTTCATGCAAACTTTCATTTTGTTTCTTACTTATGTTTCTAAAGTCTTCAACAGCAGCACCAGCTTGTCGTGCTTGCTGTGACGCCTCAAGAATTAACATGGGTAGCATTGCTACTGTACACTCCCACTCATCAATTTCTTCACCTGTTTGAGGATTTGTTCCTCGCAATTGAATAAACCACTTGCACTCAAATTTTTTACATGGTCCTCCAATAAGAGGACAAAAATCACCAACTTCTACTTTCATTAGATAGAATCATTACGTGTACAAATTATAACATCAACATACTTGATATTCATATTAATTGAACCAGCAGTAAATGTTGGAGCTCCAGTAATATCTAGATTACCTTTGTTTGTAGTAACACCACCACTGTAACCAGGACTACCAGTAATAGAAAGATTACCTTTAGAAACACTAATACCACCACTGTAACTAGGACTACCATTCATATTATGACCATGACTACCTCCATTTCCTCTATTACCAGTGCTATCAGTCACATTTTTACCGTCATTATCTTTTTCACCAAATTCTTCGCTGCCCTGAGCATCAGTGATGTGATTATAATTGTGTGAGTGTGATGGAATTTGGTTAACTGATAATGTTTTTCCTGCTACGGATAGATTACCTCTGTTAATACTAAATCCAGAAGCAAATCCTCCAGTAGGACTACCAGTAATAGAAAGATTACCTTTATTGATTCCGAATCCAGATCCAAAGTTACTAGTGGGAGATCCATCGATGCCCAAGTTTCCTACACTGACGGATCCTCCTGTACTAACACTTGAAGAAAATACACTACTGAAAGATTGAGTTCCGCCTGTAGAAACAGAACCAGTAACTACTCTCAACGCACGATTGTTAAAGTTTGTAGAGTTAGTTTCCTTCACCCAACCAGATGGTGCTGATGATTGATAAAACAACATCTTGGTATTGTTAGGAATATCAACTCTAGTCTCTGGTATTTGAATAGTAGTTTTGTCGGAACTAGTTTTAGTGAAGGTAAATGTAGTACCACTAAATGATACATTCCTATAGTATCTACCATCTAAATTTTCATTTTGTGTATTTGTACCATCGTTTCTAGATGCATACAAATCACCACTCGAAGCATTCCATTCTAAAGTATCAATTGTTACATCTTGAGCGGTTTGCAATTTATATCTGCCGTCCAAATCAACAGTAACATCAGCACGTTCTGTTCCCGTTCCTGATGGTCTGTCTGCACTATTTTGTAGTGTAAGAACACCATTGGTCGTATTGAATGATGCAGATTCTACATAGTTATCTGCCTTCACATACCTATTATCTAAGTTGAACGAATAACTATCACCGTTACTCACCGTCATGGCGAGAGTTCCACTCTGGAACGTGAACGAACTTACTCTGGTATCAGTAATTCCAATTGGAGCATAAAGAGTGTCTGTGTAATCATACAGATCTTCTAGTTCCACTAGTAGATTCTGTCCATCATTCCTAGACAGTTGTAGTAGTCTTCTATTTGTATGATATCCAGCAGGGTTGTTAGTAGAAGCAACAATCGATCCACCAGTTACATAGAAGTTGTCTCCAGTATCAGTTACATATCTACCATCCAAATTAACAACAATACTAGGAGATCCATCATTAGGAGTCAGAGTGAGGTTACCGTCACTAGAAGACCAAGATGCAGAAGTAATCTTACCATCTTGTAGTGTCGCACTTCTAACATATCTGTTATCAAAGTATGTTTGGAGATCAGTTACAGGAAGAACAATATCTGGAAGTGTATCAGATCTTTGAATTGTGAGAGCACCAGTTAGAGGTGCCCAAAGAGCACCATCGACATAAGAGTTTGTGTCCGTTGCACTAATAGCAAATGCGTTTCCAGATTGGAGAAGACTGATAGATCCAGATGCTTGAATTGAGATGTCCCCTGATACGTAATTGTTTCCACCAGTTGTTCCAGGACCAGTAACAGTAAGTCTAGTGATTGTATCAGTGTTGGTATCAGATGCACTGATTGTAAGGTTACCAGTTGCACCGTCTCTCGCTACGGTAACATTAGTTCCACCAAAGATATTAACACTATCTGTTGGATCTCCAGCGCCATCTCCCCCAGGAATCAATTGAATAGCAGCACCACCAGTGATGCTAGTCGAAGAAAGATCGTATGTAGTATCCGTATCATTTGATGCTGCCGCTGATACATCGAACTCAAGTATACCAGCATTATCATTATAAGTTACTGTAATACCATTATTAGCGGTATTATCAATCATACCACCAACGTAATCCTCCACCTGTTCTTGAGTTAGTTGGGTGTTAGTTGCTGTAGATCCGATGTTAATTGTGTCTCCACTTCTGGTGATACTAATATCTGTACCAGCATTGAAAGTAATCTCAGAGAAGTTACCATCACTATCAGTATTGCGAACCTTCGCACTATTTGCGTTAGGTCCATTCTGACCAGATAGTTGATACGTTAACTGTGTAAATCCACCAGTTGATGGTAGGTTTGCCCAGTAGATATTGCTACCATCAGTTGTAAGGAACTTATCCTGAAGGTTAGTAATCGATGGTGCTAGTGCTTTGAAAGCAGCGGTTGCAGTTGTAGATCCAGTACCACCTTTATTAATAGGAATAGTATCACCATCCCATCCACCACCACTTATTGTACCAGCAAATACAATACCACCATTTACTGATAGAGCACCAGTAAGACCAAGATCATTAAAGATAACGTTATCAGTTGAAGCAACTGCTTGTCCAATCGAGAACTGTGTACCGCTAAGTGTTACTCCTGTACCAGCAGTATATGTTGTATCTACGCCAGCAATAGAAAATGTAGTTCCTGTTTGTGTTACACTGACGGATCCAGATCCATCAACTGTAAGATCGCCACTTACAAAAGTACCAGTGCTTTCTCCACGTAGTCTAGTAACAGTGTTAGTATCAGTGAATGTAGATGAGATAGTAATAACGTCACCACTTCTTCCTAAGGTAACGTTTGATCCTGCTTCTAATGTTACTTCTTCTGGTGTTGCTGTACCAGCTTGCGTAATCCTAATGAGTTTTCTACCTGAGGTTGGTCCATCAGCAGCAGAAAGATTTACAGAATCAATATCTGCCCAGACTAACTCTGAGTTAGATCCTGCCTTAATAACCTGTCCAGGTGTTCCTGCAGTATCACCATACAAAAAAGTAGGACCACCAATTCTCAACGGTTGATCCGCAGAAATAGTAGTGCCTAATGGGAATTCAACAGGACCTGTGCCTTGCTGATTTACAATGCGATCAACGAGAGCTGTAGACATTTTATAAGGATCTTCTTCGTTGATATTTATAAAGAGCGGGTGATCGGAATCGAACCGACGACATCTAACTTGGAAGGATAGCGTTCTACCGCTGAACTACACCCGCAATAAACTAACGTAAGTTGAAAGAAATAATTGACCTTGGTTTATCGCTCGTGTTTACCACAGATTCATGATTAATTTGAGAGGGAAAAATTACAAGGTCTCCTTCTTTTACGTCAGGTTGAAACACATACAAGTGACCACTCGCAGTGTTCAAAGGACAATAAAATTTGGTCGATTCATGTACTAGTTGATCATACTCTGCATAGAACACGGCAGACCAACCTTCAAAACCGTGATTATGCAAAGGATGATATTCACAATGATTCTGAACTTGATACCAAATGTCTTTGATATCGCTCAAGGTTTTATTATAAAACCCTGTTTTCTGAATCTCAAAACTCACTCGTTCTAAGTATGGAGAGATGATGCTGATGAAAGGTTGGAACTCAATACCATCTGTTTGTTCTCTATACGTAGAACGAAGAGTATCTTCCTCACCCAAGTCACTGTCTATAACATTCTTATGTTTAGTGTGCAAAGCAGAAAGAGTTGCGTCTTTTACTTGTGCCCACTCGTCAATATGATAATGGAAGTGAGGAATGTAGAACATGATTCTCCAGGCTCGCCACCTATTTTAGTTCAGATGCAAAATAGGAAATCAACCACACGGAAGGGGATTTACCACCAACACATTTTTGACTGGAACATGTAAACCAGGCGGGAGAGTATCCCATCCGCACCACTTTGTTTTAGGAACAAAGAAACCCGAGGGGTCGATGACCCATCCCGACCAGGGCGCTTTTAAAGTCATCCCGAGACTGGACCAGCAGTGATTCTGCTTAGCTCCACCAGGGCAGGTTTATAGTCTATCCGAGACTAGGAGAAGGTGATAGTATCATTACCCCCAGTGTCGATCTTAATATCACCGCCAGTGTATTGATCAAAAGAAATTACATCCTCACTGTAAGAACTAGGGAAAGGGACTGGAGCTGCTGCAGCAATGTAGTCAGAAGACAGATTGAAGTTGAACTCACTGTTCTTAGCAGTCCACTCAGAGGTGTTGTCTGTAAGGCGTACAGGAGACCCTAGACGAACCTTCTTGATAGTACCAAGTGCATCGAACAGTTCAGAAATCCAAGTGTCTTCACGGTTCTCCAGTGCCTCTACGAGAGCGGCACGGATAGAGTTTTCAGCAGATTCGAGATGAGTCATAGTAATTAGGAAGCAGAAACACAGTCTTTACGATAAGCAGGAACACCATCAGGATCTAACCAACAGGTGTAATCATGATCCTCCATAGCAGTCATGAGTTGCATCTCATTGTCGCACAAGTACATATCTTTGTAGCGACCTGTATAGGAGTCAACTTTTTGAATACGGCAGTCAGGCATACCGTTGATCTCTAGCGTACCGCACTGGATGTAGCGGTAGGGAAAGCGTTCAAGAAGAATAGTTTGCTTGGGCATCGGTTGATTGCTTACTCAGTAATTGTAGCATGGTCTTCGTCCTTGGGCAAGCGGCGCGAGCACCAAAATGCTAGGGCGATTAGGGCAACGTAGAACAGTGTATCATCAATCATCACTAAGAAGAAGAGAACACTACCACCATACTTTAACCAGTCAGGTAGTCTGTTCGTAAGTCTACCAATGACTGGTCTAACTTTATTCTCATACTTGAAATAGAGAATAGCACCTAGGGTTACTGTAATCTCACTCATCGGAACAATGAAGTAGAGAGACAGGATAACAAAGATTGGCCAATAATGCCTCTCTGGAATCCTAGCAAGTAACTTAGCAACCCTCTTCGTGATCTGTGTAAATCGAGTAGTCAATTTCATCTTCGTCATAACCAGTGTCCATACTAACACATGAAGTAGTGTCGTCAAACTCTTTAGCAGGAAGCATGACGACATTCCTGCCGTCGCTTCTCTTAATCAAGAATGATTCACCTGCCTCACATCTCTCAACATAAGTTTCAAAGTCTTGTTCTAATTGCTGTTCAGTTATCTCGATCATCTGGACTAAAAGATTCTAGTGTTTTCTCATAATCTTTTTGGAACAAGTCAAGTCCTTCACGGGTTAGGACATGATCATACATTTTATCAAAGACTTTACCAGGCATAGTTACGACTGATGCACCATAAAGATAGCATCTAGATACATGATGTACATCACGTAAAGATGCAGCAAGAATTTGTGTCTGAATTCTCTGTGTAGAATAAGCACCAGCGATAGCACGAATCAATTCGACACCACTGAAAGAATTGTCGTTACAGCGTCCTACAAAAGGAGAGACATATGTTGCTCCTGCTTGTGCAGATAGCAGTGCTTGTGCTACAGAAAAGATAAGAGTAACGTTTACTCGAATACCTTTCTCGGATAGTTTCCTGCATACAAAAATACCATCTTTAGTGCATGGTACTTTGATAGTTGCTTGCTCACCAAACTTTTCAGAAAGGCGAATTCCTTCTTCATACATTTCTTCAGCAGTTCCAACAACCTCCATGCTGATATCAGGAACGCCAAGGTCAACCAAATCCTGATAGACATCCTCAGGATCTCTACCACTTCGCATAATTAGCGTAGGATTAGTTGTTACGCCATTAATCAACCCCGTGTTGTATAGAGGAGTAAACTCATCGAGGTTTGCTGTATCTAAGAAAATTTTCATTGTAATAATTGTTGGTATATTACCAAGTCGGGGTGATAGGATTTGAACCTACGGCATCCGCCTCCCAAAGACGGCGCTCTACCAAGCTGAGCTACACCCCGAAACGGAAGAGGTGGGATTTGAACCCACGGATGCTCTCACATCGCTGGTTTTCAAGACCAGTGCCATCAACCACTCGACCACTCTTCCATGCGAACAAATTGTTCTTCAAGATTATAGAACAACTTGTAGTTTTTCGTCAACACATAATACCCATCAATAGATTTTGTATCACATGTGAACCCGTATCCTATCACATGCTCGCACTGACCGTCAATGGTAAGGCACTTGTTTGTGTGCAAGTACGAATGATAACGGTCATCGAGATTGATCATTCAGCGTTCCTCAAAGTCTAGTTTGCGGACACGTCGTTTCCTTCGTGCCTCTTGGTATTTTAGGTCAGCATTCGACAATACTGAGTGTTTCTTAATACTTTTTTCAGACTTCAGTAGTAAAACTAAAGACAGATCAACTGCTGTGATTTTGTCCCCAACAACAGTAGTCATATTGGGGCATCCACAACACCTAGTCTTAGTAGGGTGCGCCACGAGTTCGCGGTTGCACACCTTGCATCTGACGGATAACATTATACAGCATTTAACCTCTTAGAGAAATGGGTGAAGAGGGGATCGAACCCCCGACCGCCTCGGTGTAAACGAGATGCTCTACCGCTGAGCTATTCACCCGAAAAATCATACTTTAAGTATGAAATTGAAACTAAAGATAATTCTATCAGAGTTTCCCTTGTTAGGCATAGTATGATGAGGCAACCAAGACGGGAATAGAACAAACATTCCAGGTTCTGGTTTTACATTCATTGCTGTAACAGGTCTGAATGGTCCTGCAGGATTTTGTCCATCATCATACCACACCCTGAAGTCTCCAATTGGATCTTCAAAAACAAGATCTCCACCATCTTCTGGAACATCAAAATAATAAACGCCACTCATTTGAGTTGCTGGATGTGAATGCCTAGGAATATAATGTCCTGGTGGATAGACAGTGAACCATGCTTGGTTCAATATCATTCCTGGGTATTCATAATCACAGATGCTAGAGAAGTAATGGTCTAGACTTCTCCTAAGATAGGAGGAGAATGGAGTGAATTGTGGTAACTCCATGATACTAGGACCATAATATGATGTTACACCATGCTTCTCAGCATCAAATTTCCAATCATGATCTCCACGATTCACTAGATTTTTATCCTCTACAAACTTTTTATGCTTGTAAATTACATCTCTAGTCCTATCATGAATTGGTTCCCAAATAGATTTATCTGCTTGGAATTTACCAATCGTAGTTGGAAAGATGTTAGTGTAACTTCCACTATACCCATTACCAAGTTGTACTTTTTCAGTATTCATCGCATTGTTATATAGTGAATGTCGGTAAGAGGACTTGAACCTCCACGGCACAAAGCCACTGGAACCTAAACCCAGCGCGTCTACCAATTCCGCCATACCGACTGGCGCTTCAGGTTGGACTCGAACCAACGACCGACCGCTTAGAAGGCGGTTGCTCTATTCCACTGAGCTACTGAAGCATGGGACAATCATACCACGTATGGTGTTGATTGTCTACGGGACTGATGGGACTCGAACCCACGACAACTGCCGTGACAGGGCAGTGCTCTAACCAACTGAGCTACAACCCCCTATGGATGAGGTTGGATTTGAACCAACGTAGGCAGAGCCAACGGATTTACAGTCCGTCTCCTTTAACCACTCGGACACTCATCCTTGTCCATATTATATCACATGAGTTTGAGTTTTTTCACATAATCGTAGGCGTACAGTTCCCTGTTGCCTTTGATACCCCATCCTAACCAATAATATGCAGGAGTCATGTATTGGTGGACAGTTCTTCCTCTGCCCTCAAACTCGGGCAAGTAACGTTGGAAGACACTTTCATTAATCATGTAACGAGTTTGACCTTCCAGACTGCTTGGGTCACATCCATAGTTCTCACAGAACTTTCCTAGATTATTATAACGATTTATTGAGGTCCACTGAATAAGACCATAACCCCCGCGAGTGCAATCGCGGTAAGAAACTCTAGCCCCTCCCTCGCATATGTTGGGAATGAACTTGCTTTCTTGTTTAATGTTACCCATGATCGTTGCAAGAGCATTACGATCTGAGATCTTGGTGTGTTCTTGGAGTTGTTCGAGGACATATTGTTCTTCAGGTGAGCAGTCCTCACACTTCCAAGATGCCCGATACGGTACAACAGGAATTGGTTGGACCTCAGGTGCAGTCTCAGGTGCCTCCGTTGCATTGGGAATTTGTGGACCAGTGAGACCCACGGTAAGGGCAGCAGAGGCAAGCAAAATCTTAAGCATCAAAGTAGTCTTTCCTGTAATAACGTCCGAGGATGTTGCTATTATAGTACGCAGGCGTTCCATCGTCAAGCCTCTTCTTCAAAACGTCCCAAAGGAAGAGCTGTCTGGTCTCTTCGTAGTTGGTTTTACCAAGGGTAGGATGGAGTGAGAGGATTTCTCTCCTAAAAGCTCCACGTCCGAATCTTTTAACATCTTCCTTAAGCTCTGGACAACTTCCGTAGTAGACTTTCCAGTTACTTTCACTTGTAACTCGCCTTGG